GCTAATAATGACCCTAGGAAAAATCCATTTGCTACAAGACAAGATGCTTTAGATGCAATAGACGATACAGTTGGCTTCAATAGAGTTGAAGGTCTTATCATGTATTACAGAGAAAATGATAAAATTGTAGCAGGGATATTTGATGCACAAGGAGAAACTTTTGATGTAAATAATGACGACCATTTTATTTTATTTAATTCATTGGAAGACTTACAAGCTGAGTTTGAAGAGCAAGAAGTAATTATAGGAGGTGTTTACGATAACTTTCAAGTAGAAGGAAATATTATAGTTTGCATAAATACAGATGGAAAAGCTGTATTTACTGGGTTTAATATTTCGGAAGATTACAAAATTATACACCTTATCAACAACTCAAATTTTGAAATTCAAATTGATAATGAAAGTTCTAGTTCTTTAGAGGAAAATCAAATATCACTTCCTAATAACACGGTAAGTGTTGGTCTTCAAGGAACTACTGTTTTCGCATACATAACAAAAGGAGGCTTAAACAAGTGGCAAATTATAGATGTCTTTGGAAGTAGATATATGCCTGAACATAAAGGTTTAACACAAGATGCAGCAGTTGTAGTGGGTGAAGACTCTGTGAGTAGATCTAAACAGATAGTAAATCTGTATGAGTCAGACCCATCTATAACCTCTGCTACTCTAACAGATGCAGAGCTTAATATTCGTGTTCCTGGAAGGGTTGTTGGATTTGAACTTATATGCGAAAATGCTGGAGACAACGGAATCGTATATAAGCTAGTAAACGATACAACAGGAGTTTGGAAGAAATTTATTTTAACATAAGAAAATATGTCAACATACACAGCAGATGATGTTCTTTTTGGATATCAATTTAACAGATTAGTATTTACAGTGCCTACACCGTCTTTAATAGACAATACACAAGACCCTCCTGTAACAGGAAGATTTTTTTGTGGAAATACCTTTAGTGTTATAAGTGGAGAATCTATAATGAAAACCAGTATTTCTTTTATTTTTCATAGTTTACAAACTCAAAGATTATCAATATCATGGGGCGATGGCACAATTACTGAAAAAAATATAAGTGTAGGTTCTAATGAAATTACGAGAAATGAGCATGAATATACTGATGGTTTAGACAACCATACCGTTGTTTTTGTTTTTGAAAAGCCTAAACAAGTAAGTATAATCAACGTAGTTAATGTAAATGTGGGTGAAGTAATTCCCCAAGATATTAAAAAGTTTACTTCTTTAAGTAATATTTCATTTCGTGCAGAAAGTGGAATAAAATCTTTTCCTGCAGATTTAAGTTCTTTAAGCTTATTGACTAATTTGAGAGTTGAAAATGCAGAATTGCCAAAAATTGATAGTAGCTTGTTTTCTTTACCACTTAGAATATTAAGTTTAGATGGTTCAGTTGATTTTAGCGATAGCGTTGCTTTAGAAAGTCTCGCTAGGCTTCCTGAATTTATATTTTTAGAAGAACTTGATTTTACAGGAACAAATTTAACAGAGTTCCCTCTTAACTTTATTAATAGAAATTTATTGAAGATTTTAAATATTGGCGGAACTAATACTTTTACTACTCTTCCTCAAAATATACCAACTTCTTTAGAAAATTTATCTTTAAAAGGCAAAAATCCTCCCTTAACATCTTACGCTAATTTTGATAGATTAATAAATCTTACATATGTTGATTTTACTAAGGCTTTTGACAATCAAAATCTTTTAATAGGAGATGAAATTTCTTTTTTACACAAATTAAAAAATATACAATACAAAGGTACTAATACACAAATTCAAACTGATTCTGTCATAAATAATTGGTTCAACTTTATAGTTACTCGAGAATTTGCAAGTATAGAAGAAGATAGCGGTAATGATAAGTTTAGAGGTATGCAGTTTTTTTTAACTCAAACTGCAAACCTTTTAAATCTTCCATCTGGCACTTATCAAGCCCCTATTGGTTTTGAAAAAAATGTAAGTAATGGAACACCAGCGAATGAACTAGAAAAAGTTTATTGTCTTGTAGAAAATTATGGTCATACTTGGGAAGTAGGGGACGGGGTTACAGATATAGGAACACAAACATTTTCACCATCATAAATAATAAAAATATAAGATATGTCAAAAATAAACGCAGTATTTCAAAGCAAAGAGAAAGTTAAATTCTCTAGTAAATTTAATACGAGAATTAACGAAGAAGTTGTAAAAGTCACATTCACAAATATGTACTTAACTGAACATACCTTAACAGTCAAAGGTATCTGGAGTTTTACCGATTCTCAAGGCAAACAAAGAAAGATAAATGATATTTCCTTCACAATGCCTAATGCTCTAGTAGCTCAAACTGAACACATGATTGGAAGAATAAATGAAGCTAACATCTACGCTTATGCTACAAAGAGAATACAGCAGGTTTTCTCCGCAATTCTCGACCAAGAATACGCTAAAGATGCTCAGTCTAATTTTGGATTGACAGGTAGTGATATTGAAATAATCTAGTAGATTTTTCAACTTGGTTTTCTGGTGGTCATTTTAATTTAGAAAACCTGAAGTAAATCAACTTTTATAATTAATAATTAAACACAAAACAAAAATGAAAAATTTATTTAAAACAAAAACATTCAAAATTATAGCACATCTTATTTTAGGTGCTATCTTATTTATTCTTTCAAGTATTTTAATGGACTTTGAAAGCTTAGGAATTATTGGATTAACGGCTATTTGTTTAATTGCAGGCACTCTTTTAGGTGGCATATTCGAGTGGTTTCAACAGTATTTTAGTGGTCGAAATTCACAAAATAAAGTGATGCAGCTTATGTACTATTTGAACATTTTAGCTAGAAAAAACAAAACAAAAGCTTGTTATAAAGATGCAGTAATAACAGGCGTTGGCTATGCAGTTGCTGCGGTAATTTGGTTTTACTTATAAACAAAATAACATGATATTTCAACTAGACAGTGCAACAAATAAATTAGTAGACTTCGGTATAATTGGAGTTGTATTAATATTTGTTGCCTTCATGGCGTATAAAATGTGGATAAAAATCAATGAAGATCAAATAATTTGGAGAAACGAAGCTATACAAAGCAGACAAGACCTTACAGGATTGATGCAAAAACAAAATGAAATTAATCAAGATTTGATTTCAATTAGAAGGCAGGACGTAAACCAGAACAAAGAGAATTTTCATGATATAAAAGAAAATTTAAAAGAGATAAATCGCTCGACTAACGAAATTAAAATGAATTTAACAAGTGCTAGGAATAAATGAAAAAAATACTAGATAAAATAGATAGTATGTTGATGGACATTATTAAATTTTTGATTATCTGCATCATTATAGCCTTAGTTTTTGCTTTTGTTAATTATATAATAAAGTAAAATGCCAGATAAAACAACATACAAAGAAAGAAATGGAACTACAAGAGTAGGCGATCTTCTGCGATCAATGGCAAGCGCTGGAAAGTTTGTTGCTCCGGAATTATTGGAATTAGCAAGCAATATCACAGGAATAGAAGCTTTAGAAAAAATCGGCAACAAGATTAAAGGACAAAAAGAATTAAGCGAAGCAGACAAGATGATGCTGCAAGCAAGCATAGATCTAGACAAGCAAGACATTATAAACGTAACGAAACGCTGGGAAGCGGACATGACTTCAGACAACATATTGAGTAAAAGTATAAGGCCTTTAACCTTAGCTTATCTTACTATTTCGCTGTCTATATTTGTTTTGCTAGATAGTGCAATAGCTAATTTTACAGTAAAAGAACAATGGATTTCGCTGTTAGAAACTTTACTTCTTGCGGTGTATTTAGCTTATTTTGGAAGCAGAGGAGTAGAAAAATTTAAAAAAATATCAAAACAATAGAACGTATGAATAAATTAGTAGGTATCGGATTAATTCTTGGCACAATGTTATGGTGGGCAAAAGGAAAAGCAGAAGTAATTGCAGACAATTACATGACCTCGTTTAAGCAATTAGAATATGAAATTGCTGGAATTAAAAATGTAAGTTGGGTAGGTGGTTTGCCTTTTTTTGGCAACAAGCCTGTAATTCGTTTTTTGTTGGATCTAAAAATTATAAATCCTTCGTTTACAGATTTTATACTTGCGGAGCAAAGCACATTAAGGCTTAATAGGCTAGATTTTTTAGACAAGGAGGACAACATTATTGCTTCTAGTGTTGCCAACATAAATAGCATCAACCTACCAGCACAAAGCGACACAACAATAAGAGATATAAATGTAGAACTTCCTGTTGCAAAAATACCAGGATTAATTACGCAACTAAGCGACTTTAACCCAGACAACTTAAATATGCGTGTTAGTTTAACTGTTGCTGGGCAGGAAGTTGTAATATAAGAGATTATGGATAAGGAATTGATAAAAAAAGAGAAAAAAACAAAGCTGGAAGTTATAGTAGCTATTGCACAAGTAGCCATGTTAGTAAGCACAGCTATTGTTACTTTCTATCAAATTAATGAATTGATTAAGGATAGGAAGTAAAAGGACAACATACTCTATCAACATTAAGTCGTGAAATAAACACTATATGTTGATAAAAATTTTGATAGAAACATGATAAACGATGTAAAACAGATCTTAGAAAAAAAAAGCATTTCTCAAAGCGATTTAGAAATACTTAAAAACTATGAGCCAAACGACGGCAAAAATTTGTTGTATTCATTTTTTACGCCTATATGGTTATGCGAAGTCATGTATAAATTTGCTATAAAACATGGCTTCGATAAAAACAAAGGTAAAATCTTAGAGCCAGCTTGCGGAACAGGAAATATTTTAGAAGTTTTAGACAATCCACAGAATTGCACAGCATTTGAGCTTGACGAAACCAATTACCAAATAGCAAAATTACGATCTCCCAAAACAGAAATATATAATACCTATTTTGAAAAAGCATTTTTGCAACCACCAAAGTACAGAAGCAAAATAACCAAAGGCGTAACTTGGTTAAAAGATTATCCTTTTGATCTTGCTATTGGAAATCCACCATACGGCAAATATTCAGGTTTATATAAAACACATTTTAGCAATCTTAAAGCGCAACAATTTGAAATATTTTTTATGATGACTTGCGCGAAGCTTCTTAAAAAAGACGGTCTTATTGTTTTTCTTATACCTTCAGGATTTTTGCGAAATAGCTACACTTCTCAAAAAAGTAAAATAACCAAAGATTTAGAACTTATAGATGCTTACCGTATGCCCGATAACATATTTAAAGGCACAAAAGTACCAACCGATATAATCTTATTAAGAAAAAGATAATGGAAAAACAGCTCAGACAGAAAGTGAAAAAAATACTTGAAAGTATTAGTAAGGATCAAAACCCGACAATATTTGAAGCCATACAAGTAGAATCCGGATATAAAAACATAGAAAACCAGATGATAAAAATGGCAATTAACGACGGTATTAGTTTGGAAGCAACGCTATACTACATTGAAAGACAATAACGCATGACAAATTTAGAACTGCTTAAAGACAATAATTGGTTTATCCAGCATCCCGAAAAGGTGGCTGGAGAAGAATATAAAACGTCCGGTTTTATGTTTCCTCTTATGGTACGTGGTTCTAAAGAAGATGTATTGCGTGTTGTGGGATTAAAAGATAAGCCTAAAACTATTGAAGATTTTTACAAAAAAAACAATCTAAAAAAAGCTGCTGAAAATTTAACTTACGAACAATGGAAAGTAGAATCCAAAAAATGGAACGATTATACAGACAAATTAAGTGATAAATTAAATTCTGTTGCTGAAAAAGGCGAAATGGGTTTAGCAAAAAGAACGCCCGAATTTATAAAAGCTAAAAAAGAATTTGATAATGCTTTTATAAAATTACAATCTTTTAATAAGTCAACGCCTAAAAAATATTCTAAAAAAAGGTTTGATGAAAAAACACAAAAAGCTAATCAAAATTACAAAGCCTTAGAAATAGCCAAAGCCAAAGCCATAGCCGTAAAAATAAAGCTAAAATTAGCCACTAAAAAATAAAACCATGCAAGTATATAATGGATCATTAAAAGATAGCACCAAAGCCCTCATACAAAGTAATAGCCAATATGTAAAAAACGTATTGTTAAAAGCTAAAGGCTTAAACGCTCCACAAGGACAAACCTACACCATAGACGAAACCGTGGCAAAATACAATCCTGGTCTTACCAAAGATGAGATAAAAGCTTGGGTATGGTACAGAAAAAAGCAAGGAATCCCAATGACTAGCTGGAAGTCTTATTTTGTAAAAGAAAAACAAAGTTTACTTAACTCGTGGTTAGAAAAAGAAATTATATTTTTTGATCCCACAGTAAACGATTTGGTTCCGTTTGCTATTTATACTTTTGGTAATGTTTACGAAAAAATAAGCAAGCTCAAAAAACAAGACACCACCATTATAAAAAATTACGGACAGACAGTTTATGATAAGCATATTGAAGTTTTAGAAAATGCAAAACCAGAACCATTATCTATACAAAACCCTATTGTTGGAGAACGTCCTGTTATTTTAGCTATTTCTACTATGGCTAAAAACTATAAAATAACAGATTTACGTGATGATCTTGTAGGCGTAAGGCCAGAAGGCGATGCACTACAATCTATTTTTAAAGATTGGTTAAGAGAATATCCTAAAGAGCAAATAAAAAAAGTATCTGCGTGGGATATTGTATCTGTTTATTTACAAAACCAAAATAAACCTAGAAATATAGATCAACAAGAATGGGATGCCAAAAAGAAAAACTCAAGAGATGAAGGCGAGCGATTATTTAAAATATTTTTACATGAAGCCTTAACACTTCAAGACCAAATAAAAATAGATCAAATTTATAATGAACAGCATAATGCCATAGCTTTACTTAATCATAAAAAAATACCTATTGGCGTAGAAATTAGCCGAAAATTTGGAGATAACGATTTAGACCTAAGAGAAGCGCAAAGAGAGGGTATTGCCTTTATGGAGTTGGTGGGTAGTGGTATTATTGCTTATGATGTTGGTGTTGGTAAAACCATGACAGCCATTGCAGAATTATGTACGGCCATTAAAAACGGTAAATGCAAACGCCCTCTAGTTGTTGTACCTAATTCTACTTATGAGAATTGGATAAGCGAAATGTTTGGTAAAAACGGCAAGCCTGGTATTCTTACAGGCACAGGAATAAAGCTAAACAAATGGTATAATTTAGGTAAAGGTTATTATGAAAATATAGACTTTACTAAAAAAATAGATGAAAACACAATAACTTTAGTTACAACACAAGGTTTTGAAAAAATAGGCTTTAATGAAGAAACATCAAAAGACCACTTTGAATATTTAAAAAAAGTTGTAATACAAGACGATTATTCAGAAAGAAAATCAGAAAAAGAAGCAGAAAAAGCCGAGGAAATTATAGGCGTAGGTCTTAAAGATACTATTGCAGACATAGACGATTTAGGCATAGACTATATTTGTGTAGATGAAGCACATAATTTTAAAAAAGTATTTACGCAAGTTAAAGCAGACGAAGAAGGAAAGCAGTTTAATATATCAATAGGCGGTGATCCTGCAAAAAGAGCAATAAAATTATTTTTCTTAGCAAATTATATACAGCGAAAATACGGCAGAAATGTAATGTTACTTACAGCAACACCATTTACTAACAGCCCTTTAGAGATATACTCTATGTTATCATTTGTAGCATACGAGTATATGAAAAACAATAATATACAAAACCTCAAAATCTTTTTTGAGCAGTATATTCACGAATCGTCAGAATGGGTTGTAAGTCCTTCAGGTAGTATTAGGCAAGATAATGTTGTAAAATCATTTAACAATCGTATTTCTTTACAAAAGCTTATTAATTCTCACATTAATTTTAAAACAGGAGAAGAAGCTAATATAAAACGACCTTGTAAGATTAATATTCCAAAATTTACAAAACCAAGTGAGGAAAGCGTAAAACAGTTAGCAGAAAACGATCAGGTACTTAGTTATCTAAAATTAAACGAAACACAGCAAATAAAACAAAAAAATATAAATCACGAAGCATCAAAAGGTTCTAGTAAAGAAGATCCGGGCAGGATATTAAGACTTATGGGAATGTCGTTAAATAATGCTTTAAGTCCTTTTTTATTAAAAAATTCAGAATCCCCGGTAGATGATACTGAATTTGTTGAAAATTCTCCTAAAATACTTTATACCGTAGAATGTATAAAAACTGTTCAACAATGGCATAACAAAAGAGGAGAGCCGTTGAGTGGGCAAGTTATTTACATTAATCGAGGTACAGAATATTTTAGATACATTAAATCATATTTAATGCGTAATCTTAATTTAAAAACGAGCTTAAAAACAATATCTGGTAAAAAAGTAGATGAAGTAGAAATATTAACAGGAAAAACATCTAAAACTAAAAAAGAAAGCATCAAAGAAGGTTTTAATGGTGGCCAAGTTAAAATACTTATAGGTACTGCAACAATAAAAGAAGGTATTAATCTTCAAGAAAAATCAACTTGTTTATATAATCTTTATCCAGATTGGAATCCCACCGATATAAGACAGCTAGAAGGCCGTATTTGGCGCCAAAAAAACGAAAACGCCTATGTGCGTATTGTTATGCCACTTATGGAAAACTCTATGGACGTTTTTATATTTCAAAAGTTAGAAGAAAAAACGGCACGTATAAATCAACTTTGGGAAAAGTCAGACCGAGGTAATGTTTTAGATGAAGATAGTCTTGATCCAGAAGCCGTCAAATATGCGTTAATTACAGATTTAGAAGTTCTGTTCGATTTTGAAATGAAAAAGATAAAAGAAAACATGAACAGGGAGCTTATGATAATAAACAGTAAAATAAGCGATATTGGAAATTATTTTGGTATAAAAACAAGCTATGAAAATTATAAGACAAGCCTTTTGGCTAGTGTTTCAGAATTATCAATAAATAATAAACATTTATTTGTTGATAATGATAAAAATTTTTATTATAATAATATAAGTCAAGTAGATATAGATGCTTTACCAAAAAATAAGAAGGATATTATAGAGCGATATAACAAAGTAGATGTTTTAATTCAAGAATTTAAACAAGGTAATAGAGAAGATAAGTTTTTAATAGCACTAAAAACAAGATACAATGCTTTGTCTGAATATGAAAGCTGGGACAGAACCTTAGACAGTTTTAAAACTTTACTATCTAAATTTTCTAAAATTAAACGTAGTATATTTAAGTCAAGAGGTGTAGATGAAAACACAAACATTGAAGAAATAATAGCCGATCTTAATAAAGAAAAAACAGAGATTGAAGAAAACTACCAAAAAATTAACAGTTCAGAATTTAAGCAAAAACTTATAGAGCAAATTCAGGACAAAAAAGAAAAGTTTTCTATTAAAAGTGGTAATTTAGACGAACGAGTTAAAGAGTTTTCTAAGCTCAATTATTTGATGAGTTATAAAATAAATCAGGTGGACGTAGATGAGTGCAAAATTCCTGTTATAGAATTGCCAGTACAAAACGTAAGCACCAATAAAAGTAAACAGATACAAATTGCTAAAGCTAAGGCCATAGCAATAAAAATAAAATTAAAACTAGCTAAAGCAAAACTTTCAGCATAAAACTAAACACTATGATAACTTTAAGCAATTACAATCAAGAAGTAAGTAACGTAAATTGGTCTAAACTTCCAGCCGAAGTAAAATCGACTAAAAGCGATGTAGAAAACATCATGCAATTTTACAACGATGATAAAGATATAAAAGAAGCCGTAGATGATTTTCTAAAGCTTATAAACGAAGCCTACCAAAAAGAAAAAACCATACGAGAGGTAAAACGTGATGCAAAGTATTTTAAACTTTATGCGCCAAAGCACCAACAGGACGTTGTAACCAGTAATGAATTAATAGACGTTGTAGAACGATTAGACAAAGAGCTAAAAGAAATACCAAAGCTATACGCCAGCGAGAAAAGCGATCTTCCTCTAAAAGAGCAAATCGTACACGCACATTATTTTTACGGTGGTACAGATATATTTATACTGGAAAGCGACGGAAAAGAATTAATGTTCAGCTATGCTATTCTTAACCAAGATTACGAAATGTCCGAAGCTGGCTACCAATCTATAAAAGAATTGGTAAATAACGGAAAAATAGAACTAGACTTCTATTGGACCAAAACCACATTAGCCAAAGCTTTATATGCAGTTGATAAAAAAGCGTTTCCATTAGAAGAAATTGAAAAGCCAAAAGCTAAAAAAACTGAAAAAAAAGAAGCTAAACCAAAAGCTTCAAATAAAAAAGCTTCAAATAAAAAAGCTACATCTAAACCAAAGGTAAAAACCACCACCAAAAAAGTAAAAGCAAAAGTAAACGCAGAAACCGTAAGCAATTACGATGCAGAATATAAGTTAATCCGCAGGTTTAATAATTTTATAAAATCTAAAATCCCGATTACCTTTAGAAAAATACAGTTGCTTTATATGGCGTTTCAAAAAGCGATAGTAAGCCGTCAGGTTAGAAAAACATCTAGCGAAGCAGATTTATTAGCAGAAGTCAACAAAAAAGTAGTTAAGCTATTTAAAGCCGTAGAGGAAGGCGAACGAGATGCAGACGTAAGCTTAGGCGATGATGCTCTACAAACTAAAATTACCAAGTTTGTTGGCTCTCAAAAAGTGAATTATGCAGTTACTCTGTTACGATCTTATATTGGCATGAACAATACTACACCAGATAAGCCAAAAGTACAGCGTTTAATTACCCGAATGGAAAACGCTATTAAAAAAGGACGTGTAGATAAAGAAAATAGACTTTACAAGCAAGTTCAGGAAGCCGTAAAAGATTTAAAAGCTTATGTAAAAGACAATGACGAGATAGACGTAAAAGCCTATGGTTTATCTGGAGCTAAAAAAAAACGTAAAACGCTAAATATCTTAGACAAGATGAAAAACAAAAGCGGTTTAAAAGGCTCATGCAGTTGTTCTGAAAAAAAAAAAGATAGTCAGGACCTAACAGAACCTAAACCTGAAGATTTTGAAATAATAGACGATTATGATTTTGATGATGATAGTTATGATGATTCGATTGAAGATGAAACGCCAAAAAAAGAAGTCATAAAGCATACAGCGAAGTCTGTTAGTAGAAAAACAAAACGCCATGGCAAAGTTACCAACGCTCAACAGTTAGGGAATAATCAAGGCGAGTTTTGGGATATTGGCGGAGAAACAGGCAAATTCTTACAGCGAGTAGAGAAAAAGCCGTTTCATAGTGTAGCCATAACCTTAGACGGCCACCAGGGCGCAGGCAAAACTACTATGCTTTACCAAATGGTAAACGATTTTAGTAAGTCAGGATCAACCCTCTTTGCAAGTCTGGAGCAACACCCACAAAGTGTATTAAGTCAGGATAAGATTAACGCCTACATAAGCGATCCTAGCCTAGTTGATATGGTAGGCGATTTTGACGATGCAAAAGAATTTTACAATATTGTAAAAGACTATGATTTCATTTTTATTGATAGCTGGCAAAAGTTGATCAATATGATTGGTAGAATAAGCTTCGATGAAGATTTACGCAAAAAGTTTGACGGCAAAGTGTTTGTAGTCGTGTTTCAGCAAACTACAACTGGCAGAACGAAAGGGGGAGCAGATATTGTTTTTGACGGAGATATCATCATAAAACTTGTCAAAGCTAAAAGCTTTCAAGACAACTATGCTTACTTTGACAAAAATAGATACACTCAAATCCCATTAGAAAATATTAAATACAACATTGCTAATGCTAGATGTGATATTGAAGGCGAAAATAGCAACTCGAATCATCCTCAACAAAGTGTAGAAACTTTTGTGGTACAGTAATTTTTTTTATATTTTTAAAGAGAGCTGCTAAGCAAGAGTTTATTTGTTTTAATTCATAAAGTGTTAAATTTCAACGATAATTGAAATTTAACACTTTTTTTGTTTGTTATTTCAATTATAGTTGTATTTTCGCCATGTAGATTGGAATTAACCACTACCTAAATACTATAAATTATGAAAAATACAATTGTAATGTTCCACATTGGAAAAGGAGGTCGTTTTAATAATGGCGGACATTTAACTTACAAAGGAGTTCATGAGTTATCAGAAGTAGAATCTTATTTCGGAAAACATCTATTTATTCATGAAGATGATAAAACTTTAAATGAAGTATACGACAGTAGTGGCGATGAAGTTTGTACTATGGATGAATATAATTCTGGAATTGGAACTATTAATTTTGACAATGAATATGACACTTATTACACAAAGACAATAAAAGATTGCACTGAAAAAGAGCTGGCTTTAATTGTTGCTGAAAATCCTTATGATTTAGAAAATCTAATTAAAGAAGCTACTGGGGAAGATTTTAATTTAATCAAAAAATTAAAAGAAAAAGGCTTTTTATCCGAAGCTGTTTTGAATGGAATGTATGATTTGAAATATTATGAAAAAAATGCTAACGACTAAAAAAGTAAAATGAAAAACGAAAACACAAACAAAGCAGAAGGGGTAAAACTGCTAATTAATTACAAAGAAGTGAGCAGGGTTTTAGCAAAAAACGAAACTTCTATCTCAAAAAGTAGATGCCCAAAAAAATACGAAAATGATGTAGATAATCTACTTCTAAAAGTGGACGAGTGGCAATCTAAGTTAAATTTAAAACAAGATTAGTAATTCAATTCAAAATAAACTTTGTTATTTAAAAGCATGAAAATAAGTTTTTTCATGCTTTTTCTCCTTAAACTTACAAATCTTACAAACTTACCAGCTAATCTCTTACAAATTAAAATATTGATATACAACAACTTAAAAAAACTTACAAAGATAAAAAAACAGCTTGTAAGAGTGTAAAGAACTAAAATAGAAATTATTACATCAATTCCTTACAAAATATTACAAAAAAAGCTAAACTTATTTTTAAAATAATTTTAAATTTTTCATTTGATTGTCTGCAAGCTTCGATTTTTAATTTTCAAAATTTGCCTTTTCATTACCCCCGACCCCAAAGATTTAGTAGCATTGGGATTTGTAAGATGAAAGAGCAAAATCTAAAAAAGAACTTTTTTTGGCTCAAAAAACGAAAAAACGAGATTTACAAGTTCTTTTTTTTATATTATTATATATTATATTATTTTATTTACTTATAATATTAGAAAGTAATTGTAAGTTGTAAGAGTATATATTAAAGTATTCTATATTAATTAATTACAAGCTTACAAAAAAATTACAAACAACTTACAAAAAATTTCGTTTGTAAGTTTGTAAGAGGGTAATTTTAATCAAAAAACAATCGTGCTTCCCTCCTGGCATACCAGTCGTTGGCATCATCACTAAAATAATCGAAATCTTCTGTAAAACTTAAAGAATGTATTGTAATGTATGTTTATTGTAATTAGGGTACAATAAAGATATGTTAGAATTATTTTTCATTATTTGTTGTTTTAATACAGTATTTATTTATATATTTGCTTTCGTAAACGGCGAAACAACATAAATCAAGTTTCGTGCAAAGCGAAAAGATTAAATTAATGAACAAAGATAATCAAAAAAACAAATACAACAATACAGTTGTAAACAGACTAGCTGAAAAGTACGGTGTAAGCAAAAGATTAGTGCAAATGAGTATCAAAGGCGATAATAAAAGCGAAACAGGCATCAGCATAAAGCACGACTACGACAAGGGCTTACAACTTGTTGGAATGGCTCTACAAAAATTATAAACATTAAAACCTAAAAACCTATGAAACCAATAATTGTATTCGGCAAAGCAGATGTTACTTCAAAAATTTTAATGAAGTCTTGTTTCAAATTAAAAACAAAGCAATCATTATATATATCTAAAGATTTACAAAGTGTTTTACAAACTATTTTTAAACTATCCACAAACGAAAAAAACAAAATCTACTTTGTTGAAAGTATAAACGAAAGAAATCTCCTAGAATATATAGTCAAAGCTAACGATAACAAGCATTTTGTAATTAGTTCAGAAACAATTGATAATACAATTGCTGTTGAATTTATAAATGTATCTGACCTAGACAATTACGATGTAATAAGCTTTAACCGATTGCTTGTATATTATGCAAACATTATTACTGCTCAAATTCAAGTTAATTTTATTCCAGAAAACGCTAAAATAAAAGAAGGCAAAGCTTTAAAAAAAGCGTTCCAGCAGTACATCGACTTACAGTATTCAAAGATTGATGCTATACGGCTTCAAAATATGCGAAACATCACAATTACAGATGCAATACAAGTGTCATGTTAAGGCTGTTGTTTTTCATATTGATTTACGTTTTAATTTACTCCATAATGAGCTTTTTTGGAATCCTTGTATTTTGTCTTTTAGGACTATTTAAAATTAGCTGGATGCTTTCATTTTGGATGCTGCTAAGCTTTTGTATAGCAGTTATCTCTTATATAATTCTTTTAATAGTTGCAGGAAAAAAACGCCAATTTAAAAATTAATATTAACGCTCAAATTTAAAATCATGAAACGATTTACCTCAATTTTAATTTTACTTGTTATTGGTTTATTTAATTTGATTATTTGATTGTGTTTGATAATCAAAAAAAATCAAATCTTATCAAAACCAATGATAATCAACAAAATTATTAACTGGAAAAGAAAAAAAAACACATAACCTCATAACAAAATGCCAAATCACAAATACGACCTTTCTAAAATTTATGAAGTTACCCGAGACGGATTAGATATTCTGCTGCATTACTACCCAAAAGCAGGAGATGTTGGTAGGTTTATAAATTTTAAAATTAGAGAAGAAGACAACGCTAGTTCTAGAATATTTAAGCCAACTGATTCAGATTGCTATGTAATTAAAGATTTTGGTGGTAAGTCTTATAACCCTATATCATTAGTTTGTGAAGAAGAAAACTTAGGATTTTACGATGCCTTGGTTTTTCTTTACAAGCTTTTCAATATACAAGGATTAACTATTCAGTTTTCTAAAGCAACATATAAAGATAAAATTGCTGATGCAGATGCAAACATAAACGATCATACGTTTGATTATAAAAAAGAGCTGACCGATTTTGAATTAAAAAACATTGGTCCTTTTGTTACCCAGCAACATTGCGAAGATTTTAAGCTGCATACTGTAAATAAATACAGCAGAATTAAGCAGTTTAAGCCTGGTACACGCAAATTTGAACAGTATGGCGAAAAGCTAGTAGAACAAACAACTGTGTCTAGCGAAGCATATCCTTTGTATGTGTTTAAGCATAAAGATTGGCAAAAAATTTACAAGCCATTAAACGAAGATGCTCGTTTTCGTTTCTCGTATGCAGGAACGAAACCAAAAAATCACATTTTTGGTTTAGACTTGGTTAAAAATGAAATAGATCGACTTAAAAAAGCGTATGAAAAGGATTGTTCTGAAGCGGTAAAAGAAAAATTATCATTACCTTCAAAAGAGAAGTATAAAATAGACACAGTAATTATAGCTTCTGGAGATAGGGATGGTTTAAATCTATACTCTCTGGGTTATTTTGTTATTTGGTTAAACAGCGAAACAGCAAAACTTCCTTACGATACCTACAAGTTTTTAAAAGAAAACATACACAACCTATATTATTGTGGAGATATAGATCAGGTTGGCTTTATTGAAACGAAACAGATTGCTAAACAATACAGCGATATAAAAATTATAAGGCTTCCACAATGGCTTAAAAACCACACTTATAGAGGAAAAGGCAAAAAAGATGTAAAAGATTTTGTAGATATTTTAAATGATAAACTAAAAAATGAAAACGAAAGCTTTGATTACGTTTGTAGTAGTTTCAAAAAATTAGTTGATTCTGCTTTGCCTTATCAATTTTGGTTTTCTAAATATGATAATAAAGGCAACTTTAAGGGGTGGGACATAGACAATATTGCCATGATTCAGTTTTTGGAGTTTAACGGCTTTTACAAGTATGCAGACGAGTTTAGCACAGAAGATTATGAGTACATTAAGTTTTCAAACGGTACAAATATTATACAATCTGTAAAGAAGGAAGATATTGAAGGATTCCCGGAGCAGTATTTAAAAGAAATTTATGCGCCAAAATCGCTTATCAATTTTGTTATACGTTCTACTCACGTAAAAATTACCAAATTAAAGTCTTTACCAGTTTTGAAGCCAAACATACAAACGCATGGTTGGGATTTTCAACGTTTTTATTTTAGAAACACCATCATTAAAGTTTCAAAAGATAAAATTATCAAAGAAAAATACGATGAACGAAACGACTTTCATGTATTTGAAAATCAAATTTTAGAAAAGGATATTCACTTCAATCCAAAAAAACCACCATTTAAAATTGAATATGACGAAGAAACCCAAAAACATACGTTTACGAAAATAGATGAAAACAACGATTATTTCAATTTTATAATTAATACCTGCCGTATTCATTGGCGAAAAAGCCATGAGGAACATTTTGAAGATGCTATTACAAAAATTGAAAACGAACCACACCTAACCCAAAAACAAAAAAAACTGCAAATTGATAAAGTTGTAAAGGATCAAACAGAATATCGAGTAAAAAACAAATTCAAAATTACAGAAGAAGCGCTGCCATTGATTTATAATGAAGAACAAAAGCAGGCTTTGTTAAATCGAATCTTCTCAAATGGTTATTTGCTCCATCAACATAAAGTAATGAGCAGAGCTTGGCTAGTTTACGCCATGGATTATCGTATAAGCGAAAACAACGATAGCAATGGTGGCTCGGGTAAATCTTTAGTTTTTCATAAGATGTACAAACAACTTTTTAAAAATATCAAAACAATTAATGGCCGAGATAAAGAGCAGATTAAAGATAAGTTTATGCTTTCTGATGTTACCAAATTTACTTCATTAATTTGTGTTGAAGATGCAGATAAATCTTTTCCTTTTGAAATAGTTTACAACGCAGTAACCGATCAAATTTCTATACGTGTAATGCAAAAAGGGTATGTAGATATACCTTTTGGAGATGCGAGCAAATTTGTAATTACTACCAATTTTGCATTGTACGAACAAGGATCAAGCAATAGGCGAGTATTGTTTAATATTTTTTCAGATTATTACCATGACGTTACAGACATAGATGCTGAAAAATACACTCCAAAAAATGATTTTTCTACGGATTTTTTTTCAGACACCTGGTCTAACGAGCAGTACAGTAAATTTTATGAATATTGTTTTTATTCGCTTCAATTTTACTTAAATACAGAAACAAAGATAGAAGCTCCAAACGAAAATGTACGGAAACGAAACGCAATGCAAAAGATAGGCCAGTATGACGGATTTTTCGATTGGGCTAGTTTGTATTTTTTTCCAAAAGATGGAAATTTAGATTGTTATATTTCAAAATCAGATATGTATAATCATTTTAAAGAAAAATCGGGTAACAACAAAATGAAAGCTGGCCCATTTAAAACTAAGCTAAAAGAATATTGCAAATTTGCTGGCTTTAAATTTAACCCTAAAGGTTGTAATTCTTTACAAGCAGATGGAAGAATTATTAAAAGCATAGACGGAGATACTTATGAGTTTGTCTACATTAAGCAGTCTACTGTACCGCTAACAAATTATTGGCAAGTTCCTAAGCAATTAGATAGTGTATATACACAACTATACTTTTCTGATCCTAAACCAGAACTAGAAACAGACGAGGAAAATCAAATAAAAACAAAAGACGAAGGATTTACAGCACCAGATCCAAGCGAATCAGCTTTTGGTTACGATGATGAAGATATTGTAAACGATATATAACCGTTTAGTATATGATTTCGGGCTTTAGTTGAGCCAAATATTAACAGATAAAAACAAAATTATGAGTAAGCAAAAAGTAAGTAAAAAAACACAAACTAAGCCTGAATTATATACGGTGTTAGGCTTCGTTGAAATTAAAAGAGACCACTTCATAGACATTATGGATTCAATTGAAAAGCAACACGATTACGATATTATGTGTTCGGGTTATGCTAATAAGTTATATGCGGATGCTTTTGAAGCAAATCTAACTTATAATAATTCACACTTGCAAAATGCTTTATTTCAAATTATACAAATGGCATTTAATGATGAACACGCACATAGTTGGATTGAGTATTATTGTTGGGAACTGCATTTTGGAACAGGATATGTTGACGGTTGCGTAAAAAGAAAAGACGGAACTATCGTAGATTTAAGTGATGCGGGTAAATTATACGACTACCTTAATGAAGCCTAGCATGAAAGCAAAAAACGAAATAACGCCACAAGACAAAGCTGCTTTTTGCATGAACAAAGGCTTTTTTGTTGTTCCAGTATTAGTTATAGAGCGAAGGTATTACAAAGAAAGTATTCGTCTAGATATACACAAACGAAAAAAATATTTAAAAACGATAAAAAATGAAAAAAATGAAATTTTGTATTACAACAACGCAAGCTTCAGCAAACGTGTTTATGAAGCGTATACCAATCTGTATGACAAATTAATGCGTAAAGAAAAACTTATAAACTAATAAACCCAAAAAACCAATGAAAATACAAATAATTCCAACCCTAGAACCAACAAAACAACCTTGTTTTATGCACAATAAGTTTAATCAGTTGTTTTTGGTAACCAAGTAATTGAACGAAAAAAAATATTACGTAACGCTTTTAGATCCAAATGACGATAATTGTTTCCAAACGTGGGAATCAGACTTGAAAGATTACACACCAGTACCAGCTGGCTACAAAATAATACTTATAAACTAATAAACTCAAAAACTCAAAAAAATGACAACAGCACTAAACATCATCATCGGTATTTTCTTCACAATTGGACTAGCATTTGTATTATTTCTACTCTATCAAGTAGTATGGCCTAGAATAGCGTGGTGGTTTAAACCAAAAGCCTATAAAAAATCATTACAAAACGCCAAAGCTAAGCAGAGTTACGACATAGCTAAGCAGCGTTTAGTTGCAAAACAGCAGCGCAAAAAGCCCTACCCGTACAATAAAGGAAAAAAAACAGAAGCAATTGTTTGGGCATCTTCTCAAAAAATTGCAGACAGAAAATACAAACAAATAAGTCCGAAAAAGAAACGTCCAATCGAAATATTTTAATCATGCAAAAAGAACTAAAAGAGCTTCCCTGGTGTCCGTCAAAAAGTTGGTTAAAAAAGCACTATTATCCGTATCCATCGCATAAAATTACAGCAGCTTTTCGAGAAGCTATAAGGACTGTTCGCAACACGCCAGACAGCGAAGATTTACCCCAGGATCATTACTTAACTCCTCCCGAGTTTAAGGAATTTATAAAAATAATAGGTTTTATTCCAAAAGGATATAAATCGCTTAAAAATCAAGATGAATAACGAATTGTGTAAAGTTTCGTGTGAGGCACGAGCAATTAATTTTAAACCTTGTTAGCGTTTCGTTTTTGAGCGTTGACACATAAAGTTAGAAATAATGACTGAACAAAGATTAAAAGAACTGCAAGAAGGAATGAGTAATGATTCACTTATAAAGGAGGTGGAAAGGCAAATAACAGAACTTGCAAGAACAGGTGGGAAAAGCTATAGAATGTGCGTACCCCCAATGCCCGAAGATACCGATATGATATTAAGTGAATTAGTTAGAAGGTACAAACGAGCGTTGGCAAATGAACGCTAACTACCATATATCAACAATTCAAAATATTGCATCATGCGCAAAACAGCCGAAAAAACAGACAAACTAATCAATTTTATTCCAAAAGGCTATAAAAATTTTGAACAATAAAAAAACTAAAATGAAAATAGCAATAAATAAATCTTGTTTTGAGAAATTTGTAAAAGACTTAGATTGGACAAAAATAGGAAATAGTGATTTTTATAAAAAAAATAATAAATATACAGATAAAAAAAAGTTGATGCTAAAGTATAAACGCAGTAACTTTATAAGTGGTGTTAGCGGTAGTGCTTTTACTATACTTAATAAAGGAGAAATTGTAGAAAACATTTTATTCAAAACACTTACAGAAGCAAGAAATTATATAAAAATGAAATATCCTAAACGTAGATTTAAAGAAGATAAGGAAAATGTTTTTGTATGCTGTAATTACGGAACTAAATTTATAATAGAAGAACTGCATTACCGATAAAACGGTAAATGTATGGTATCGTTGCTTTAGCAATGGACTATACATATTGTTATCTGGTTTGAGCGATAGCGATAAACTTTACCGTTATAAAAATAAAACGGTTAGGTATATGAGTAGAAAAAGTAAAAAAAGCGGTGGAAAACACGTGTAGTAAGGTTTGCATTTTTCTTGCAACTGTTACGGTAATAAGAACATAAGATTATGATAAATGTAGGAAGTGATTTTAGTGGAGTTGGTGCTTTTAACCAAGCTTTAGATAAATTAGGTGTAAATTATAAAACTGTTTTTGCTTGTGATTGGGATAAGTACGCCAGACAAACATATATCCATAATTACGGAGAGCCAGATTACTACCCAAGCGATGTTTATGATAGGAAAATTCCAAAAAAACCACTTGATATTTATATGACCTCCCCTCCTTGTCAGGCGTTTTCTTTAACCTGTAAACGAAAAGGCGAAAAAGATAAAAGAGGTGTTTTGTTTTATAATAGCCACGAATTTATTGTAAAAAATAAACCTAGATATTTTATTTTTGAAAACGTAAAGGGATTATTAAGCGATGATTCTGGCAAAACTTTTAATAGGTGGTTAGATTATTTAGGAGGAAAATCTATAAATGGAAACCCGGTTATATTCCCCTTAAAAGATTCTACGCCTTATCACATTTACCACAAAGTCCTAAACGCTAAAAATTACGGTGTACCACAAAATAGAGAGCGTGTTTTTATAGTTGGCATACGTGATGATTCAGATAATAATTTTAATTGGCCAAAACCTTTTCATTTAACTAAAAGGCTAAAAGATGTTTTAGAAACTAATGTTGATGAAAAGTATTATTTAAGTGATAAGACGGTGAATTATTTGCATCAAAGAAGTGATAATTTTAACAATGGTAAAGTAAATTATAAGTACGAAAATGACACAGCTTCATGTATTACAAAATCTTCATCTTCATTAGATATTAGTGATAATATTATAAAAATTGGAAATACAAATCCTTCTGGGAATGGAATGAATGGAAATGTTTTCGATGCTGAAGGAATAAGTCCTACACTTTCAACTAACAAGGGCGAAGGAATTAAGGTAAAATCAGCAACTAAAAAAGGTTATGAAATTGCAACAGAAGGCGATAGTATCAATTTATCCAACTTAAACAGCGAAACAAGACGTGGACGAGTAGGAAAAGAAGTTGCACAAACTTTAGATACTGCATGCAATCAAGCAGTAATACAAATAGTTGGAAATATATATCCATCAAAAGGCGAAAATGGAGATATTATAAATCCAGAAGGAATTTCAAAAACTATTAAGTCTGGTTCAACTAATAATCCTAAAAATGGAGGTGTAGGAAGTTGTAATTCTCCGAAAGTTATGGTTGCTCACGTTTCGAGAAGTGAAGAGGGTAAAAGGTTAAGACGTGAAGCTATGGCAAATGGTAAAAAAGATTTTACACCATTCCAAGCCAAACAAATTAGTTTTAAAGAATCTGATGTTATGAATTGTGTAACAACTGCAACTACAAAAGATAATTTAGTAAAAATTGGCGCTATTAGAGGACGTGGAAGCAACAATACTCAACAATTAGAAAATAACGGAACAGGAAATAGTAATAGTATTACAACCGTTCAAAAAGACAATGTAGTTGTAAGTGATAAAATCAGACGTTTAACCCCTCGTGAATGTTTTAGATTAATGGATTTTCCAGATACTTTCACATGGCCTGTAAGCAATAGCCAAGCGTATAAACAAGCTGGAAACACTATTGCTCGTGCTGTTTTAGCCAATACAATAGCAAAATTAAATGGCATCACTTAAATCTTAAATATTTGTTAATAGTAGTTTGTAAAGCTTTTACTTTTTTTACTTATATACCGTGTTGTTGTGCCGAGGAACGAGGGAACGTTTTAATGCACTATAATTTGAGTGTAAATTTGTCTTATTAGACAATAATTAATAATATGTAAATCAACAAAGTACGTGTTTAAAACTACCTAAAGCTATTCAAAGCTAATAAGCACGAACAAAAACGTATAAAAACGTAAAAAAACCTACAAAACCACAAGTACACTACCTAAAGCTGTTAATAGCTAAAAACTAAATGCAATTTCCTTTCTTAGTTTTACCAACGAAAGTTCATTGAAAATTTGGTTTTTAGGTTATGAGCATAGATTTAGCATTACAAAGGAGAGTTGTTTCATCTGGAAAATTTGGCAGTTTGATTGAAAATTCAAGTTGCCAAACTTCCTTTTTAGGAAACGGAAATACTCACCTTTCAATTCAGCTAATTGCTAAGCTTGCAAAAAAGTATCAAAAGCAGTCGGAACGCTGGGCGAAAGAACTTCAAAAAAATTCGCAAAGCCAAACGATAAAGGCTAATTATGATTTTCTTTATAATCATTTTCAGTACAAAGCAGACGGTATTCAGCAAAACATATACAGTCCAAAATGCGCATGGCATAAACGCTATGAGGGTATAGATTGTAAATCGTACACACTCATTGCCAGTAGCTTATTGCTTATCCAGGGATATAACCACTTTTTGCGTAAAATCACCCAATTGGGCGATGCTCCAGGTGATTTTTCTCACGTATATGTAGTGATTCCAAAAGACCAAAACACCAATGATCTTAAAAAAGGTTACGATGTAATTGATGCAACAACGCACAACAACATAGAGCCACATTTTATACAAAAACATGATGTATTTATGGAAGCAATGCCACATATAGGACTAAATGGAACAAGATTCAACTGTTCACCTAGCTACGCAAAAAAAGTAGTAAAAGCCAGTAATGCTGGTAAGAAGTTACGCATAGGTAAAAGTGTTGGCGGTAGAAATTTAGCCAAATGGCGATGGGGCTTATTAGGCTCTCCAATGCCAAAAGCAGCGCAAAGCTTATTAAACATTAAGCAAAATATAATTCAATCTGGTTTTTCTGAAAGCACTTTTCAACAAATGCTGGATTACGTGCTAGAAATTACTTCTGTTGGGTTTCCAAGTTCTCAAATTGTCTTTACTCCTACTTTAGAAGGGTTTAGAATTTCAGATACATTTGGTAAAGGCCTAACTTTTAAGCATCCTAACCCACAAAACGGAAAATGGCTTGAAAAAGTATTACTTCAAAACAATTCAAGGTTAAGAGGTTTACGTAGCTCGGAAGGAAGCTCAGAAGGAAGCTGGACTGACAATTTACTTGATGATATAGATTGGGACGAAGTTTTAGGTAGTATAGGATCTCTTTTTAGCGGCGGTTGGTATGATAAAAACGAAGTAGAAGCAGATGCCGAAACAATCGTAAATTATTTTTCAGGATTAATCAATGGGATCAATCAAAATGTAAATAATCCTATTTTATTAGGGGAAAAAGTAGCGGAATTTAAAGCAATGTCAGAATTGCTTAGAAAAATTGCCGCTTGCGCTGAAACTAGATGTTACGAAAATGGAAGTTGGTCAAGTGGTACCAAAAAAGGAATGAAAACAATCAAAACATTGGTAACACGCATCAAAATAAATGGCGGTGGATTAATATACAGTTGGTTGAGTTCTTATTTTGAAAAAGGAAGTCAAGTACAATCTTATGAACTTAATGCAAATCAATTTTACAAGCCAGGCGGTTCTATTTTTAAACTAATCCAAAATCCAAACGGTACAGGAAAAGGCATGACGTACACACAACAGGCAACTGTTTTTTCATATATGCCAAAAGCAAACGTACAAATTAAACAATTAGAATTTGTGCCGGAATTGATAGAAAATGATAGCGTAAGCGGAACATCTATTTTAAACTCTCTTCAAAATATTCTTGTAAGTACTGGCGCTATTCCTAGTAATAATTCAGGCAATACTACTTCAGGCGGTGGAGCTTCAACAGATGCAAATTGGCAAGGTCAAGATCCTTCTGTTTTAAACACCAACAAAACAAGCAATGCTTCATTGTGGATATTAGGCGCAATTGGAGCTGGATTACTTTTTAAAAATCAATTGTCAAATCAAATTAAGCCAGCAAAATGATAACTCAAAAACCCATTAGGCAATTAAATGGTTTTTTTGGAAGCCTACTAAAAACGGTAATAAAAGGCGTAGTAGCTAGTATTGCTTTATCCGTAGGCGGACCTATTTTTGGAAGCGCAGCAGCTTATGGTTTTAACCGTCTGATGAATAATTGGACGGAAGATAGTGATTTTTGGAACGTAGGCAGTAAGTCAGGATCTATACAACCGAATCAGCCAGGGCAATCTCAATTAGGCAATAATGAAGCTAAAAACAAAGAAATTGCCGAGTGGATAGAAAGCAAATTAAACGAAAATTGGAGACAAAACTTTTTTGTTTCCTTGTCAAGCCAAAATCCTAATTTTTACAAAACTGATGTATTTCGAGTAAATCTTAATAAAACATTACTGAAGCTTGAAGCTTTACGCTTATTTTATAAAGGACAAACAGCCGTTACCTCTTTACAACCAATTGGCAAGAAAAGCGGATTTGTAAACGAAAACGAATTAGATCAGGCTTTAGAAAATGCAGTTATAAAGAACAAAGCAGATATTTTTTACATTATTTCCCTAGTACTTAGAAACAATTATGAAAGAATGATGAAAGAAGCCGGGCAGCCTTTATTTGTCAAAAAGCTAAAAAACTTCAAGGCAAATGACTATGCAATTGTGCATACACCGGAGTTTATTTCATTTGATTTTAAAGCAAAAACAGATGTCTATTTATATGTTGCCAGCGCAAACGAAAACGCAAACGTAAAATATAAAGATGGAATGACAGCCAGTACAGCTAATAGTCCTGCCGAATCACCTAACACTCCGTTGTTGATAAATGTTTTAAATGAAGGACCATCCATAAATGAACTTTCTTCAAGCACTAATCAATTAAATATAGAAGTTGATGCAAACGTAAAACCAAACGTAAAGCCAAACGTAAATAATCAACCTATTTGGAAAAATAAAACAGTTCAAGGCGTTGCTGCAAGCGCAGCCCTATTGTTTTTTCTATTTAAAACAAAAAAAAAAAGTAAATATTAATTAAAATTAAAATCAAGTCAATTATGAAAACACCAAGTACAGATCAGATAATGGACGGCCTTGAAAATGTCGTAGCCATTTCAGTTGGAGCAATGGTAGGCAATGGAATTGCTGCTTTATTACCAGCTGAGAACAATGCAATTTACAAGGGCGCAGCTTCAGTAGCAGCCGTTGCAGGATCAGTAATGATTAAGGGTAAATCAAGAGGAAGCAAAGCCATAGCGAATATGCTAAGAGGTTCAGCGGCTACACACGCAGTTTCCCTTACACAAGATCAGGCACAAAAATTAGTAGCTATTAATCCGGCACCAACCGTAGTAGACAAATTTGTTGAAGGCGCAGTTGGATTACGTGGTAACGAGTATTCTGGTTACCAAAAGATGCCTAGATTAACGGGAGGTCGAGCAATAATGCCAAGCTTAGACAGCTTTTCTTCTATGGACGAAGGTTCACAAGATAGAGCAGCATCGCTGGTATAATCATCAACACAAAAATTAAAATAGTAAATCAAAATTAAAAAACAAGTATTATGAAAACAAAAATTAGATATGGAATTGCAGTCGCTTTTCTGTACACAATCGCAACAGCAACAGGCTTTTCAAACAGCCTAAACAGTTTAATTGACAACGGCAAAGTGTCGTTGGAAGATTACGAGCTAGTTGCACGAGTAGACGTTAGTGGTGCATCTGGTATTCACGAATTAGTGAATGATGAGTTGAACATCGCGCAAGGAATTGTCAATTTTGACAAAGGGAAACTATCCCAAAACCAAGGATTTATATTTGATAAAATCACGATTGGTTATTCTTTAGGAGTTGCAGATACAGATACATCAGCAGGCGCAGTTTCTTACGCCACAGCACTTACAGCTGCATTAAGAAATGCCGAGTTTGAGATCCTACAAGATGGAAAAGTAGTGTTATCGCTTCCAGCAGCTTCATTGTCTAATCCTTATACCTCTGGTAGTAAACAAGAGGATAAATGGACAGAGCTAGAACGCTTTTACGCATTAAGCGATGAAGAAACAATGACTTGGAGATTAAAGTTTCCTAGCGGTGTAAGTGTGCCTGCTTTTACAGGCGCAGGAGGAACGCAACAATCATTGGTAGAAGTTCGCTTAGGTGGCTTTAGAACAGCCAAAAAGGTAACAGCATAATATAACCTTCATCTAATTAATATTTCAAAAAGGTTACCAATGCCAACGGTGTGTTGGTAGCCTTTTTTGATTATAAAAAGAACAATATAATGGAAATAATGAATCAAAATATAAGAATTGCAAGCGTTACTTGTTCAATTCCAAATACAGGAACAACGTCTGGCGATGAAGTGTTTGAAAATATACCGGGTCAAATTATCGGATTTTCAACCAAAACAATTAAAGGCGATGATGAAGCTGCTTTAAAGGTGGCTATCAAAGAAAATGACAACGAGGTAGTAAGACCGATGCACCCGGCTTTTTCTGAAACGACAGGAAGAAGCTCGTTCTTTCATGGGCTTGTACCAGTTAAGGTTACAAATCCAAGCCGAATGACAGCAGTAGTAACAAGCAACAAAGCGACACGTAACGAGGTAATTGTAGAAGTTATTGTTGCGTACAAACACAATGACCAATGCTAAAAATTGACGTAGGCGTAGCCGTTATCACGAAAAACGTAAGACAGCATAAAGTAGAAGGCATTAAACCGTCTTTTACTAATGCTGGCAATACGTCTATTCCAGTTTTAGGAATTATTCTTCTTCCTGGCGAAGTAAGAACGCTGAATTTTGACAATAATATAGTAAAAACGCATATAGACATCTTTTTTACTCCTTCTGCCAATCCAGCAAATGACATTAATAAATTAGTGATACACACAGGAATACCTTGTAAAAATGGATAAACTCAACAAAATACAAAGTGCTTTAGAAAACGCATCCAAAAATTCTTTTATTGTCGTAAGACGGCACAAAAGTCATACAAAATTAGCAAAGGCCACTTTGGCTGCTATACATGAACTAGGAAACATAAAAGATTATTTTTTTGACATTCACAAAAAGCACAATGTAGACAAAGTTGATGTAGAATTTAGAAAACCGAGAGGAACTTCAAGCGTGCCTTTTGGCGAAATTATTACCTTAGAGTTTGTTAGCTCCCCAGCAACAAGCCCGACACCAATTCCGCAAGGTCTTGGTGTGGGAACTGCTGGCGGTCTAAATGGTGGATTAGGAGCGTTAGGCGAATTGTACTTTAACAAAATTAGCGAAGAAGGAAGGGATTATAAAAGCAAGTATGAAAGCAAAGTTATTGAAAATGAAGTTCTTAAAGATAAAGTAAACGAGCTGCATCGAAACATTGATAAGCTTGATTTAGAACATAAATTCCAATCCGAAGGCGAAAAAGACCGTAAACCATTCATTGACAAAGAAACCGGCACTATGATTATGGGCGTTTTAGGTCCTATTTTACAAAACGCAATGAGTAAAGGAAGCGCAACCGGACTTAATGCAGTAGATACATCTTTAAATGAGCAGCGGAAAAACATCATAAAGTATGCACAAATGGCACAAGTACCCGATTCAATTATGGATCGTTTAAACTTTGTTTTGCTGCAATTTCTAAATGAAAAACAAGACTTCATCACGAAATTAGAAAATATAATACAACAGCAAAATGAACCAACATAGCATAATTGTTAAAGGAGAAAATCAGTTTGACACAAAAGCCAGACATCAAGCCCTTAGCTATCTTAACAAAGAAGCTAAAACAGAAGAATTAGAGAAATTAGTCAAGTTGGCTAAAAATCCAATAATGCGAAAACTCTTATAATATGATACCAATATTAGCAAATAAAGCAGGAAGTTTTGTTACCGATAATGTAAAGCCAATTATTATAAGTATTGGCGTATTAACAGGATCTTATCTGTTATACAAATGGATTAGTAAACCACGAGTAAGCGTTCAGTTTGATGCTTCTTATCCTTCAGCAAGTATTTCTGACAACAAAGCAAAGCAAATTGCAAATGTTCTGTTTAATGCTATGTCAAACCCAGGAACAGACGAAGATGCAATTTTTAATGCACTTGCAGGATTAGGATTCAACGATTTTGTAAAAGTGAGTAATTTTTTTGGCGTAAAATATTACGACACAGTTTTAGGCGTAGAAGGGGGATCTCTTTTTAACGATCAGTATGATTTAAGAGATTGGCTATATTTTGAACTAGGCAATTCAGATTTAGAGAAACTACATAATGTTGCTCCAAACTTAATCACTTTTGATAATCAGTTTAAAACTTTAAAACGTGGGGCAAACAATTTAATTTAAAAAATTAGCTATGAAATACGAAAAAATAATTTCAATTAACAATAAATATGGTCAGTCAATTTCATTAGTCGAAATAACCAACACTACCAAAAAAACAGCAACCATTTCAAATGAAGCGGGGATTGCTACAATTGTTGGAGAGGACGAAGATATTATTTTGATTTCCCATATTAGTTTTGAGGACGAACAATTTAATTTTAAAAATTTACCGTCTAAAATTGACCTTTTTCCAAGCGATGATCTTTTAGATGAAGTTGTTATCAATTCGGAAAAAAAAAGCCTATTCAAGCCAATTGCAATAGCTGCAAGTGTGCTTTTTCTGTGGGCAAAATTAAGAGGAAAACCAAAAGGTTTAAATGCTGCTGCAAATCAACCGAGAAAAATAATATTATGAGTAGTTTTAGTTTATATCAACCTATGTTGCTTCAAGTAGAAGGCGGATTTCAAAAAATGCCAAACGACAACGGCAATTACAATAGTTTAGGGCAATTAATAGGCACTAATTTTGGTATTTCGGCACGTTGGTACGAAAGCATTTTAGGCAGGCCAACTACGCTCACTGATATTTTAAATTTAACGAAAAATAAAGCTACACAATTGTATGAACAATACTTCTGGAACGCAATGCGAGCTGGCGAAATAAACAATCAATCTTTAGCCAATACCTATGCAGATCATGGCATAAACGCAGGACCCGGACGAGCAGTAAAAATGATACAATATTTGTTGATTAATGAGTACGGTAAAAATATAGCCTTAGATGGTGCAATTGGTCCGCAAACATTGGGAGCTATAAACAGCGTAAATGCAGCAGCGTTAACAAATGACTTTAACGACCTTAGAAAGCAATACTACAACTATTTAGGCAATAATCTTAGTCAAGTAATGTCTAGGTATAAATCGTTTTTTCAAAATGAATTGAAGATAAAAGCAACTGCTTCACAAAGTAGTTTTGTCAAAGGTTGGATAAACAGAATAGCCACTTTTGCAATAGAAAATACCGGATCAAGTATTGGTGTAGTTACCGTATTAATTGGTTTGGGAATTTTCTTTGCAGTAAAATATACTAACTAATGGGATTTGATTTAATAAAGACAGGGGTAGATGGAGAAGGCGGTAAGTTTGTAAACACAAACAACGTACCCACAACGCAAGGTGGTTATTTTGCAGGAGAGCCAGCAACACCGGCCGAAGGTTTAAGCTTATCAGAAGCTTTTGATAAATTCCTCTTTCCTTCAACGCAACCTAGCATAACTTTCAATGTAGATAATGAAAACATCGAAAAAGGTACAGATTACGCCAAAAGCATAGCTATTACCTTTAATCAAAATGATGCAGGATCTTTAGTTGGTTATTCACTAGAAAAAGACGAAACAGAAGTCTCTACAACACAAAACACTGCTTTTGCAGCAAATAATGTAATAGCTAACTTTACATTACAAGGATTTGTTAGTTATGCAGCAAATAGTGTTTTAAGCGCAGGTATAATAAGTACTCCGCTAAGAACAATTACACAAAGATTAAAAGTTTGGTATGGTGCATTATCAGCAATACCAACTAACTCAACACAAGTTAGAGCAATAGCAAATGATGTTTGGGATAACGCAAATACAATTACATTACAGACAGGAACAACTAATAATAAATTCGTAGTTGCTAGACCTACAAGTTTAGGAACAGAAGCTAGTTTGCAAGCACAAGATATAACAAATAATGTAAGTTACACCTATGATTTTGTAGGAACAGTTAATGTAGTATTACCAAACGCTACAACAGAAGAGTACGGAATTTATGTGTTAGAAGTAGATAATGCTTACACTACTAATGCACAACATTTAATACAGAGTTAAGCTATGGCAATAGAAACAACAGGGGTAGTATTTACAGCAAATGGTTTAGTTATGCTAAATGATAGGGCTAATAATGACCCTAGGAAAAATCCATTTGCTACAAGACAAGATGCTTTAGATGCAATAGACGATACAGTTGGCTTCAATAGAGTTGAAGGTCTTATCATGTATTACAGAGAAAATGATAAAATTG